GGTAGCAGCTGAACTACGCACCGAAGTTGCTGCCCTATTACAGCCTATTGTTAAAAAGGCTCGCGGTTATATTCCATCAGACTTTACGCCTTCTAATTGGCGTGGTGAAACTAAAACTGGTAAATGGCCTATTTATAACGCAACTCTTATGCGTAGAGGTATTGGTTACAAAACTACGCCAACTAGGCCAAACAGACGTGGCTTCTCTTACGCAGCTTCTATTCATAACAAAACTGCTTCCGGTGCTATCTTTGAAACTGCTGGCCGTAAGAACCCAGGCGGCATGCAGAAAGCGCCTAAGGGCACACCTAGAACTAATAAAAACTTTAGCCATTCAAACAACCCATTAGCAGGATCACAATTTATTTCAGCATTAGATAATGCCAGCCCATTAAAGCAAGGCAATACACGCACAGGCTCAGGCCGCCGTGGTCGCTATATGGTTGGCCGTTTAATTTATCGTGCATGGGCTGAAGATGGTGGCAAAACCAACGCCGCAGTTATCAAAGCCATAGAAGGCGCAGCCGCTAAGTTTAGAACAAGGGTAGGTCGATAATGGCAACAACAGACTTAATGGTCGGCATTGGTGCCGAATACAAAGGCAAGGCAGCCTTCAACAAAGCCAACAAGGATATTCTTGGTTTAACTAAAGCCGTAAAGAGCCTAGCGGCCGGATACGTTGGTTTGGCAGGTGCGCAAAAGGCTTTCCGTTTAGGCCAGCAATCACTTAAAGCGTTTGTTGAAGATGATGCGGCAGCAGCACAACTTACTAAGACCCTTTCAAACTTAGGTTTGGCCTTTAATAGCGTTGATGTTGAAAACTTTATTAACAAGACCCAGCAAGCCACAGGAGTGCTAGATGATTTCTTGCGCCCTGCTTTCCAGTCTTTGCTTATCGCAACACGAGATTATGCTCAGGCTCAAAAACTTCTCAATCTATCTTTAGACATATCAGCTGGAACAGGCAAAGACGTAGCCGCTGTCAGCGCAGCGTTAAGCAAGGCTTATCTAGGAAACTACACATCACTTACTAGACTTGGTGGCGGTATCAGCAAAGCCACCGTTGCATCCGGTGATCTAGACCAAATCATTGCCAGCCTAAGTGCTAACTTCAGAGGCGATGCGGCAGCAGCCGTTCAGACCTATAAAGGCCAGTTAGACCTTCTAAAAGTATCAACTGAGAACGCTAAAGAAACTATTGGCGAAGGTTTGGTCATCGCCCTGTCTAACCTGTCAGATAACAACATTACAAACCTTAGCGATGCCATGGATGACTTCTCCACATCTATTGCTGAGGTAATCGTAGGCATTAGCGTAATGATTGAAAAGATTAAGTCTATACCTGGTGCTAACCTGCTCAAAGGCTTGTTTAGCCTTCAATCTATTCCGGTGGTTGGTTCTTACCTAGAGTTTTTCAGAAAAGCGGGCAAGGCTGAAATTAAGTCTGTTCGTAATTCAAAGAAGATTGTTGAAAATACTAAGGCTACTAGCAAGGCAACAACAACAATAGTATCTAATACTAAGAAATTGACCGCTGAGCAGACAAAACAATTAGCCTTGAAAAAGGCCCAAAATGTTTTAGAGGCATCTTCTAAAATCTTTGACATGGATTTAATCCAGAATACAGTTGCGCTTCAAGGCAAAGTAACTGAGGATGAAACCCTTAGACTTAAACTTCAACGCGAAATTCTTTTAGGCAATGCAGATGCCGCTGCCAAGTTAGCCCAAGAACTTTTATCAGTTCAAATAGCCGCAATTATTGCTGGCAATGTTGATCCTTTTGGTCAATTATCAGATTCAGTATTAGAAGCATTACGCAGCGTAAGACAACTGCGCACCGAACTAGAACTCTTAGGTGCAGCAAAGGTTAAAACTCCAGCCCAGATTCTGGCTGAGGATTACCAGGATGTTTTAATCAACATGGCAGACCCAAGTTTTGACCTAGCAATGGCAGAAACTAGAGCCTTTTTAGATTCTTTGAAATCTGCTCCTAGCAGCAATATGGATTTGAATTATCAAGATGCCTTCTCTCGGCCTAACGCAGATCGTGGATTTACTCCTACCGAATTACGCATATTTATAGACCCAACAGCTGCTCAATATGGCATAGGCGTGGCCTCAGTCAATAACTCAGCCAATGGCAACAGCAACAATTACAGCACCATCCAAAGTTTTGCAGGCGGTTTGTAGTGGCAACACCTACCCTAGTTGTTACATTCGACTTTAGTTCGGGAGCCGTATTCGGTTACCCGTTCATAATTGGCGAGGGTGTATTAGGGTTTAACACGCTGGCAGACCAAGCAGCCGACACAATAGACATTTCAAACCAAGTTAATCGAGTTGCAATTAGACGCGGCTATAACCTGCTGCAAGAGGAATTTCAGGCTGGAACAGCCACCATTAGGGTATTAGATCAGAATGGTGATTGGAATCCGACTAATCCATCATCGCCTTACTTTGGCAAGTTAGTGCCACTACGTAAGGTGCGTATCTCAGCTGATGACGAGTTTCTATTTTCAGGCTACACAATTACCTATAACTACACATGGGATAAAGAGCAGAACATAGGCTACGTTGATATTGAACTAGCAGATGCTTTCCGTTTGTTTAACATGTCCAACATAACCACAGTTACAGGCGCAACCGCTGGTGAGACTACAGGCAGCCGTGTAACCGACATTCTTGACACAATCGGCTTTCCTGCATCCATGCGTAACATCCAGGCAGGTTCAACTACCGTTCAGGCAGATCCGGGTAGTTCTAGGACTTCACTTCAGGCCATTAAAAACATGGAGTTCTCAGAGCAGGGCGCGTTCTATATTCTGCCTTCAGGCAACGCTGAGTTCCTAAGCCGCGCAACCATTCAAAGCAAGTCTGGGGTTAACCCAACATTCTTCAGCAATGATGGCACTGGCATTTCATACCGCAACATAGTTACTGCCCTAGATGACAAGCTGATTATTAACCAGACTTCTATAACTCGTGCAGGTGGCACAGCCCAGACTGCAAGCAACACAGCCAGCCAGATTAAGTATTTCCCACACTCTTACACAGCCACAGACCTGCTAGTGCAAACAGACGCACAGGCTTTAGATATTGCCCAGGCTTATACTGCAACACGGGCAGAGACCACTCTACGGGTTGATGCCCTTACTCTTGATCTAAACACAGCCGACTACGCAGCAGGCACAACAGCAGCTTTGACTCTCGACTTTTTTGACACCATTAGAGTAAAAAATGTGGGTCAGGATGGCACGGTCATAGACAAGACTTTGCAATGTATGGGAGTGGCACACGAAATTACTCCAGGCACTTGGAATACAACCTTTGTAACAAGTGAGCCAATCATCGACAGTTTCATCATAGGCAGTTCTTTATACGGTATAATCGGCACGTCAGTAATGACATATTAAGGGGTAATAAATGGCAACAGGATTTCCAGCAAGCACCGGAGACGTTCTCTCAGCTGCGATGTATAACGGCCTTGTAACGTTTGACGTTGAAGCCGACAAGACCGATGACTACACACTCGTCTTGAACGACAGTTACCAAAACTTGATCCCAATGAACAAAGGCACAGCAGTAGCCCTAAAGATTCCTACCAACGCCACAGCAGCAATTCCTGTTGGCACAGTTATTACAGTATTAAACAAAGGTGCTGGCGCAGTAACGATTAGCGCGGTAACTCCAGGAACAACTACAATTTTAAGCGCAGGTGCAACTGCCGCATCGCCTACTCTTGCACAATACAAAACAGCTGCTTGCATTAAAACTGGAACAGATACTTGGTATGTTGTGGGAGCGATTGCCTAATGATTGGTAACGCAGTAGCAGGGGTTTTTGGTTCTCCAGCACCAATAGTCTTTGACGTTGAATACCTTGTTGTAGCAGGCGGCGGTGGCGGTGCAGGGTGTAACCCAGCAGGTGGCGGTGGTGCTGGTGGCGGTGGTGCTGGTGGATATAGAACTGCAACTTTAAGTTCATTAAATCTTTTAACAAATTACACAGTAACCGTAGGCGCAGGTGGCGCAGGTGGTGCAACTTATCAACAATCCGGAACAACAGGTTCAAATTCAGTTTTTAGCACAATCACTTCAAATGGCGGCGGTGGTGGTGCTAAGTCCGATCCTTACAATTCAGCGGTTCAAGGTTTATCTGGTGGTTCTGGTGGTGGTGGTGCCGGAACTTCTGGAACAGGTGGCGCAGGTAACACGCCTTCAACTTCTCCATCACAAGGTAACACTGGTGGAACTGCCAATGCTTACGCAGCCCCAGGTTATGCAGCAGGCGGTGGCGGCGGTGCAAACGCGGTTGGCGGTAATGCAACAAGTTCTAATGGCGGCGCAGGCGGCGCAGGTAAAGCATCTTCAATAACAGGTTCTTCCGTAACTCGCGCAGGCGGCGGTGGTGGTGCTTCACTCGATACTGGCAACAGCGGCGCAGGTGGCGCAGGCGGTGGCGGCGCAGGTGGTAACGCAAATGTTGCACCATTAGGAGTTGCTGGAACTGTTAATACAGGCGGCGGTGGCGGCGGTGCATCTGCTATTACTACGGCTAACTATGCTGGTGGTTCAGGTGGTTCAGGTGTGGTTATTTTGTCTTATCCTTCTGGCAAAACAATAACCATAGGTGCAGGTTTAACAGGATCAACAACATCAGTTGGTGCTAACAGCGTTACAACTTTAACTGCTGGCACAGGAAATGTGAGCTGGGCATAATGGCACATTACGCATTTATCACAGATGGCATAGTTACTGAAGTCATTACAGGTATTGACGAAACTGAACTTATTGAAGGTTTAGACCCTGAAACTTGGTATGCGAACTTCCGTGGCCAAATCTGCAAGCGCACTTCCTATCACGGCAATATTAGATACAACTATGCAGGTGTTGGCTATACCTATGATGAAACCCGTGATGCTTTTATTGCACCAGAACCAGATAACGCTATTGGCTTTGATGAGGAAACTTGTCAATGGATTGTTCCCCTACCGGAGTCATTAAATGAAACCTCGCCTGAGTAAAAGCGCAATTCAGCTGCGTGAGCAAATAGATGACACCTATCCGAACCGCGACCGTAGAACTGACGGTTGGATCGGAGACGCTAAGCATGACAGTAAATCAGATCATACGCCTGATGCTGCGGGCTGGGTTCGTGCCCTTGATATTGACTCAGACCTCACAAAGCACAAATCTGAGAGTATCTACCTGGCAAATCAAATTCGTGCATATGCGAAGTCTGACCCTGCTAAACGAATATCTTATGTCATTCATAACCACAAAATTGCTAGCCGAATCCTTAATTGGAAATGGCGTAAATACAGTGGGGTCAACCCACACACCAGCCATATCCACATCTCCTTCAATAAAGGTAAGGCTGACCAGGATGGTTCTTTTTTTGAAATACCTATGTTAGGAGCAAACAAATGAAACACCCAGTATTTCTAACCGCAGGTGCGTTCTTGTCAGCTTGGGCTGCAAGCAACTTCTCACTTGATTACCGCGCCGTGTTATGGGCAATCCTTGCCGGTGTCTTTGGATATGCAACACCTAAAAAATAAGAACTAACAAAAGGATCATAAAATGACAATTTCTAGCGCACAATACACAATCACCACAACACGATCTATCATCGTGGCCAATGACTCAGCAGCTGAGGAAGTTCACTTACACGCAACTAACGGCAAAATCTATATTGGTGGCGCAGATGTAACTACTGCCAATGGATATGAGATAGACGCTGGAGACCAAGTTGTGCTACAAAACCACACCAACGCTATTTACGCTATTGCTGCCGCTGGCACGCACGCAGTATCTGTCCTGGTTATTCAGAAGTAATGCAATCGCAAGACTGGGCTGCCCTCAGCGTCAGCCTAGTAACTATTGTTGCGGCTTTTGTAACATCAGTCCGTTGGCTTGTTAAGCATTACCTAAGCGAACTCAAAACAAACGGCGGGTCATCTTTACGCGATAAGGTTGATAGATTAGAAGTGCGTGTTGATACCATCATAGAAATGTTAGATAGGTAACACTTATCCTATGGCACGCAGAAAAGTCATAGACGTTACAGACTACTCAGCCCTAGATCAATACTGCATTGGCCTCAATGAGTATTATAAGTCATTACGTAGAGCAGGGTTCAGCTGTGATCATGCACTTTATATGATCACCGCGCCACAGACTTATCCTGCGACAATCCTACCTAGTCCTAACTGGTTGCCAGACATGCCAGATTACTTTGATGACGAGGATGAGGACTAACCTTGAAAATAGTCGTGATAAGTGATCTACAAGTTCCCTTTCACAACCCAAAGGCCGTCAAGAATGTGGCCACATTTATACGCAAGTTTAAGCCAGACGAGGTGTTATGTGTCGGTGATGAGATTGACTTTCAGACGATTAGCCGCTGGAGTTCAGGCTTTGACGAACACTCCAAGACCATCGGAGCAGACCGAGACATGTGCGTTGATGTCATGTATGACCTACAAATCACACAGCTCTCACGATCCAATCACGGAGCGCGGCTCTTTAACGCCCTTTCTACTCGACTGCCTGGACTGATAGGCGCACCTGAGTTAGAAATTGAAAATTTCCTACGCTTGCCAGAGTTAGGCATTAAGTATCATAAGAAACCTTACGAGATACCAGGCACGAACTGGATTATGGTGCATGGCGATGAGCAGAGCATCAAGCCACAAGGGGGCATAACAGCCCTAGAAGCCGCTAAGAGACACGGAAAGAGCGTAGTCTGTGGACATACACACAGGCAAGGAATCTCCTCTTATACGCAATCCTCGGGCGGTTTAGAGGTATCTAGGTTAGTAGGCTTTGAAGTAGGGCACATGATGGACACACGTCAGGCTTACTACACTAAGGGCACCTTTAACTGGCAGGCAGGGTTTGGCGTTATTTACACGGATCGTAAGCGTGTCTTGCCTATTGCCGTTCCCATCGAGAAAGATGGCTCTTTCCAATTCGAGGGCAAAGTCTATGGATGACCCTTGTTGTGGCGAGGAATGGCTTGGATATGACGAGGATTTTGTTATCAAATCGTTATCAAAATATGCCATTATGAGGTTGAAATAGCCTGAATTAAGTGCGACCCTTTAGGTGTTGGCGAAGCACAGTAGCTGACAAGAAGGGCTACAAGATGGACTTAACAGCACTTAAGAGAAACGATTACTGGTGTGGCTTTTGTTGCCTACCAATGGGCGAGACACACTGCTTTGGTTGCGGCCGATATGACGGCGCAATGACTTACACCGAATACTTGGAATTCCTATCAGTAACAGGCCAACTATGATAGACCTAACTTACTTTGAAGCTGTAGGGCTATTATGTTTCAGCCCGTTGGTTGTGTTCTATGCTTATTGGCAAGGTTACAACAGAGGCAAGCGAGAAGGCTGGCACGCTGGCCGTTCCCTATTACGCATACCGGTTCGCAATGATCGCTAATGAACTCCTTACTGAAAGCACCAAACTCCTCTATGACAGAGGTTTGCAGTATGGAGACCCAACTGCTAATCACATACGAATTGCGCAACTATGGAGTGCGTATCTCAATCGTGGAATCGAACCTCACGAAGTTGCGATATGTATGGCACTCGTCAAAATCTCGCGTTTGTCTGAGCAAGCAACGCATCACGATTCATACGCAGACGCTATTTCATACATGGCGATTGCAGGACATATCGCACTTACCGACTTCGACAACGATCTTGATGCTTATTAAAGCGAAGCATGGAGTCTGGTGCGATTACTGCAAAAGCAGATGGGGTATCCA